CGAAGACGACGCGAGCGTACTTGCTGCGACGATCACCGGGTGGTATACAGCCGTATACGAGCCTACGTTTGCTGCGGTTGAGTAAGGAGGCGGCATATGGAGAATGAACGCACCGCATCTATTACGATCGGCGGCAAGGAGTATGAGCTCGTTCTGACCACCGGGGCGACGAAGCAGATCGCCAAGCGCTACGGCGGACTGGCGAGCCTCGGCGACAAGCTCATGAAGGCTGAAAACTTTGAACTTGCCTTAGATGAGCTCGTTTGGCTGATCGCGCTGCTGGCGAATCAGAGCATCTTGATCCACAATTTTCAGCATCCGGAAGACAAACGGGACCCACTGACCGAAGAAGCGATCGAGCTTCTGACCTCGCCGCACGAGCTTGCTGTGTATAAGGATGCGATTATGGAATCGATGTTCAGAGGCACGAAGCGCTTTGTGGAGAGCGAGCCGGAATTGGAAAAAAACGCGTCTGCCGGGTGAGCGATGAGGAAACGTTCGCCCGGTTGCTCTTTTACGGTGTCACCCTACTCGGTCGATCGGAGCGCGAAGTCTGGCTCATGCCACTTGGCGCTCTTTTAGACCAGTGGGAGGTGTATAAGCAGTTCCATGGGTTAGCAAAGGCAATAGCGGAGTATGGAATCGACGATATTTTTCCTCCCGGAATATAAGTAAACATATGACGTTGTGTGATATAATATGAAAAATATCACTAAGCTCGAGAGGAACATTTATGAGTTCGATATTTTTTTCAGATATTCTTGTGAAAGCACAGATTGATCCCAAAGATGTTTTACTTATACGTCATCCGCTATCGAATAAATACTGCAGGAGATGTTTTGAGGACGGATATCTTTTAGAATATACTCGACTCCAAAAATCGAACTTCACCAAAGAATATAAATACTGGGCGATCTTTGTGGGCAATAGCGGTTCAATGGCATTATACAAAGGTCTTTTTAAGATGCATGGGGTTGCAGTCAACGAGAGTAAATTCTGCCCCACAGGCTTCCCTTTTCCCGAAATGTATGATGGAGAGTGTGTATACTTTGATCTTGAGGAACTAGATGCCTTAGGTGATCTTAAAGATCGACTTATGATCGACTGGGGTCAATCGGCACGTATGTGGCATCAAAGAGCGACGAACGAAAAAGCCGTAGTAGCCATTCAAAGATACCAAAGAGAAATATTCCCCGGATATGAAAAGGTTGTGCTTGGTTATAACGAGTTAAGTGAAATCTTAGAGGATGATATCACCTATTCGGATTGGCATACAGCGCTCTCATCTATTTATGCAGTGTACCTAATAACAGATACTTCGAACGGGAAACAGTACATCGGCAGTGCATATGGTAAAGATGGATTATTAGGGAGATGGAGAATATACATCGCTACTGGACACGGACATACAAAAGAAATGACAGATATTTTGAATGTAAAACCGGAACATTACAAGCATTTCCAATTTTCAATACTTCAGATTTTACCCAAGAATCTCTCAGACGATGAGGTTATTAAGATTGAGAGCCTTTATAAAGACAAACTACTAACCAGACAGTTTGGCATGAACAGTAACTAAGCATGGAAGATGTGATTTATGAAGGATACTAAGAAAGCATGCAGCGCACTATCAACTATCGAGAAAATGCAAAATGCGGGGAATTGCGAAACTCCGTATTATGAGATTATGGAGAATGCTGGCTGGATTGAATCCAAGTACTTCCGTTTTATGACAACTGCACCGATTAATGTAGAGGAAGAGCTAAAACGCTTACCTACTGCTGATTTCAGTTTGTGTTGTGCGCTTATGACAATGCTGCTGCGAGAGGACCATTTTAGCAATGGGTCTTTTAAGAATAGAATAGTAGACGGGAGCGTTGCTAGAGTTTTAGCAAGAATGAAGACGCTGCAGTCGCACTGATCCATAGTGTGCCGATTATATAGTGTACTTTGATTCAAAGGATTTGATTGGACGACCTACAGGCCGTTCTTTTTTTTGCGCATTTTTTTAGAAAGGAGTTGAGCGCATGGCTGATTCTGATTTTGGCCTCAAGATCGGTATCGAGGGCGAACGTGAGTTCAAGGCCGCGCTGAAAGACATCAATCAGCAGTTCAAAGTGCTCGGCTCTGAGATGAAGCTGGTCGAGTCGCAGTTCGATAAACAGGATCGCAGTGTCTCCGCTCTCACCTCCCGCAATGAAGTGCTGACCCGTCAGATCAACGAGCAGAAGGAAAAGGTCGAACTGCTTCGTCGAGCACTGGAGAATTCCGCGGAATCGTTCGGCGAAAACGATCAACGCACGAAACAGTGGACGGTGCAGCTGAATAACGCACAAGCCCAGCTGAACAACATGGAGCACGAGCTGAAGGACAACGAAAAGGCCATCGATGGCGTCGGCGACGAATTTCAGAGTGCGGAAAAGAAAGCAGACGGCTTCAGTGACGAGGTCAAAGAAGCGGCGAACAAAGCCGACGATGCGAGTGATCGGTTTCGGAAACTCGGCGATACACTGAAAACGATCGGACGCGCGCTTGCGATCGGACTTGTGGCAATCGGAACGGCGGCAATCGCGGCAGGATCCGCGCTGGTCGGCATGACGGTAGACGCCGCGGCATATGCGGATGACATGCTGACGCAAAGCTCCATCACCGGCATCAGCGTCGAGAAACTGCAAGCGTATTCCTACGCCGCCGACCTCGTGGATGTGTCGCTGGAGACCATGACCGGCTCCATGGCGAAGAACATCAAATCCATGAGCAACGCTTCGCAGGGAAGCGCGAAGTTCGCGGAAGCTTACCAGAAACTCGGTGTCAGCGTTAATAACGCGGATGGAACACTGCGCGACAGCGAAACGGTGTACTGGGAAGCCATCGACGCGCTCGGCAAGGTGTCAAACGAAACGGAACGCGACGCCCTGGCTATGCAGCTCTTTGGTAAGAGTGCGCAGGATCTCAACCCGCTGATTGCACAAGGGAGTGAAGGCATTGCGGCGTTGACCGAAGAAGCCAAGCGTATGGGTGCGGTGCTGAGCGCGGATGCAATTGAGAAGCTCGGTCAGTTCGACGATTCCGTTCAGCGCCTGAAGCAAGGTTCCCTTGCAGCAAAGCGCGTCATGGGCACGGTGCTGCTGCCGCAGTTGCAGACACTGGCGGACTCCGGGGTCTCGCTGCTGGGACAGTTTACTTCGGGGCTGGTGGACGCTGGCGGAGACTTCAACAAGATCAGTCAAGTCATCGGGGATACGGTTGGTGGCGCGGTGAACGCGCTCATGCAGGGATTGCCGCAATTCATACAGGTTGGCATGCAGATTATCACCTCGATCGGCAGCGCCCTGATCGACAACATGGATATCATCGTGGAAGGCGCAAAAACCATCTGCACTTCGTTACTGAACGGCCTGATCGACGCGCTGCCTGATCTCACCGAAGGTGCACTTGACCTGGTGCTGGCGCTGACGCGGGGGCTTCTGGATAACTTGCCCAGACTCGTCGAAGCCGCGATTATCATGATTGCTTCATTGACGAAGGGAATCGGCGACGCGCTACCGGAACTGATTCCAGCGATCGTGCAAGCTGTTGTCCTGATCGTGATCACACTGTTGGAGAATATTGACCTGATCATAGAGGCGGGCATGTCGATCCTGCTCGGTTTGATCGAGGGAATCATCAACGCATTGCCCGTGCTGATCGAAGCAATGCCGCAGCTGATTGTGGCGATCGTGGAGTGCCTCATTGAGAACTTACCGCAGATCCTGTTCGCCGGCGTGCGCGTGATCGGTGCGCTGATCCAGGGCATCGTCGGCTCGATCCCGCAGCTTTCTTCGAACATGCCGCGGGTCGTTTCCTCGGTCGTGAGCGGTGTCTCCCGAGCGATCTCGTCGGTCGTTGAGATCGGCAAGAATATCGTATCGGGACTCTGGCAGGGCATCCAGTCCATGGGCCAATGGATCCAGGACAAGATCGGTAGCTTGTTCCGGAGCGTGATCAACGGGGCCAAGAGCGTACTCGGCATCCACAGTCCCTCGACCGTGTTCGCAGGCATCGGCGAAAACATGGGCCTCGGGTTAGGCGTTGGCTTTACCGACGCCATGCGATCCGTGGAAGAGGAGATGAAACGCGCGATTCCGACCAGGTTTGACGGACTGAATATCGACGTCGGTGCCGTCATGAAAACACCTTACTCCACCAACACATCCGGCTCCGCGGCGCAGGCTGGCAACGTGGAAAACAAATACGAGATCGTGATCAACAATCCCAAGCCAGTAGTGGCATCCGATAGCATACGAACGACGCTGCTGAAGCATTCGTATGGATTGGCGTAGAGGAGGTACAGGAGCTTGCCTGAGACTTGGATATTTAACGGCTTTTCTCTCAGCGCGCGAGGGAAATGGGACATGGAAGCCGTCATCGAAGGAATCGGCATCCCCAAGTATCGGGGAAGCGACCTAAGGGTGCCGTTCCAGCATGGGAATCGGTGGATTAAGAAACGGTTCGATAGCAGGAAGGTCGTCTTTTCCATGTGGATTAAGGGAATAGACCGAGCCGATCTGGATACAAACATCGATGCGTTTCTAATGGCGATTGGTAAGCCGGGGCTCCATACCCTGAGCAGGACGTTACGAAGCAGGGAAACGCGAGTGACACAAGCGGAGCTTTGCTCGGAGATTCAATTCGTCCGAAAGAACCCGGGATATGCCAAGTTCGCTTTGGAACTGGAACTGCCCGATCCGTTCTTCTACGGAACGGAAAAGACTGCGGACGTGAGGATGGCGTCGACTTCTCCTCTTATATGGACGCACACCAACGATGGCTCCGCGCCGGCAACAGATTTGGTGATCACACTGGAAGGACCGTTAAGCAATCCGGTTCTGAGGAATCGGAACAACGACGTCTGGATCCAGTACGTTGGTACGATCCCAGACGGCAAATCCGTAATTCTGGATACGAAACATTTCACTTGCCTGCAGGGCGCAGACAACATGATCTCGATCGTCAAACACGGCGGCGACGCCTACTGGATGATCCTGGACGCCGGAGACAACAGCATAGAGCTGGAAACGGATACAATCGGCGGCAAGATCGCGCTTTCCTATTACCCTGCATTCTTTTAGAGGAGGAATCAAGCATGCCTTACCCAACCTTACCCGGACGAAGATTTGAATATGACGCAGGAGGCGGTTCGGTCTATTACGGGAATGACATCAACGAG